GGCGCGGGCAAGACCCGCACGGCGATCGACGTGCTGCGCGCGCGCGCAGAGGCCGTCGGCGACCGCGAGGCCGTGCCGTCGACCATGAAGACCCTCTACGTCGCGTCGAGCCACGCTGTCGCCCTCGAGGTCGCCAACGCGCTCCGGGGCCTGCGCGGGGAGTACCTGCGCGGCGTGCTCTCCGTCCGCGACGCCGGGGGCGACCCGGCGTGCCACTACCACGTGCCGCTCGCTAGGTTGACGGGCGCCCGCCACGCGGCGGCCACGTGGTGCGAGGGAAAGCACCTCGGCCCCAAGGGCACCGACGCGCCGTGCCCGCACCTCGACGGCTGCGCGGCGCGCGCCGGGACCGTGATCCCGCTCGGCGGCGCCGGGACGCCCGCGGTCGTGGTCACTGTGCACGCGCTGCTCGCGCAGGGCCTCGCGTGGGCAGGAAACGACGCGCTGGTCATCATCGACGAAGACCCCCAGGCGGTGGAGTCGGTGGCGCTCACCCGCGACGCGCTGGAGAACGCCGCCGGCGCCGAGGTTCACTTCGCCCGGTCGGAGCGGTGGCGCGCCCCGGTGCTGCGCGCGCTCGCGGCGGGCCTCGAGCGGGGCGACCTCCCGCGGGGGGCCGACGCGCTACAGCTGGTGTTCACCCGCGGCGCGGAGTCGCTGCTCGGCGACGTGGCGTGGTGCGCCGCGGTCAAGGCCGCGTACCCGGTGCCCGACTGCGACGACGTCATGGCGCCCGGCGACATCCTGTACGACTACGCGATTCGCGCGGCGTGGTCGGAGTCTCGCGAGCGCCCCACGAAGGCCAACCCGTCGCCCGTGTCGACGTGGCGCCGCCGGTCAGCGTGGGCGCCGCGGCCGTCGCAGATGGAGCACGGGCGGGTATTCTCGGGGCAGCCGAGCGAGCGCTTCGTGACCGCCTCGGCGACGCACGCGCAGGTCGCGCGGCTCGCGGCGGGCATCCTGCGCAGCGCCCCGGACGGCGTCGACGGGCACGCGGAGCGCGGCGTCGCGGCCGTCGAGGTCGCCTTCCCCGACACGACCCGCAGGGTGCTCCGCGGCATCATGGCTTCGCCCGCGGTGGCGGCGGCGATGCAGCGCGGCGGCCCCACGGTGCTCCTCGATGCGACGGCCGACGTCGCGGTGGTGCGGGCCCTGGCGGCGCACACGGGCTACCTGCCCGACAGCCACGTCACCGACGTCCGCGTGGCCGACGGCGCACCCGTCACTCGCCGGGTGCTGTATTGGGCCGACGCGACCCGCAAGACGGCGCTCGACGGCGGGGTGGTGCGGTGGGCCGAGGGGCTCGAGCGGTACGTGCGCGCGGCGCTCGCGCAGGTGGCCGACGCGGGCTGCACGCGGGTTGGGCTGTTCTCTTGGAAACCGCTCGCCGACGTGCTCGACGCGGCCGTGCGCGGCGTCGACGGCGCCGACCCGACGGCGCGCGCCATCGTGGCCGACGCGCGGGCCCGCGGCGTCGAGCTCGTCGTGGGCCACTACGGTCACGCCCGTGGCCGCAACGACTGGAGCGCCTGCGACGCCCTCGTATCGGTCGGCGACCCGCGCCCCAACGTCGGGAGCTCCCGGGCCATCGCGGCTGTGCTCGGCCTGGCCGACGACCACGCCGAGGTCTACCGCCGCGCGACCGCGGCCGAGGTCTCCCAGGTGGCCGGGCGACTGCGCGCGCCGTGGCGTACGGCGCCCGCGCTCCACGTCCACGTGGGCACCGTCGTGCCGGCGTCGTGGGACGCCCGCGCCGAGGTACTCGAGATCCCCCGAGGCCCCTCCGACGTGATCGACGCCGCGGCCGTGCTCGACGCGGTGCGTGTGTACGGGTCGGCGCGGGTAGGCGCTGCCGCCGCTGGAGTCGGCCGGTGGACGGCTGCGATGACCGCCGCGAGGGGCCGAAGCGACGAAAACAGCGGAGAAACGACCCAAAACGACGAAAAGACCTTCGCAGAAGGCTGTTACACACCGTGTGGGGTAACCCCGTCTAAGAGTTTAACGGGGACACACCCAACGGTACGTAACACCCTTCCTGCAAGCGGTTTCGTCGATGTAACACCCGCCGAGGCCGTTACGGCGCTGATCGCCCGCGCAGGTGGCTACGCAGAGGCGGCGCTCCTGCTCGGGGTCAACCGCGCGACCGCCTACCACTGGTCGACGAACGCCCGCCCGATGCCCGCCGAGCAACGCCAGCGCCTCACGGAGTCGCTCAGGGCCGCCTCGACGGCCAGCGACCCCACCCCGACGCCTCCCGCGCCCTCTGCGACCGCCCAGCGCGCTCCGCTGCGGTTCGTCGCGCCCACCGTCCCGATGGAGAAAGCCCATGGATTCTGACGCGCGGAGCGATTCCGCCGTGACTGCTTCTCTTTATGCCCGCACTGCATGCGACGTCTGCTCCACGGCCGCCGCCCGAGCTGTCGAGACGGGCGACGTCGTCGAGTGCGTGTGCGGGCGGCGGTACACCCCGGCGCACGCGCCCCACGCGTCGCCTCGACGGGAGCCCCCGCGGCTGGTCTACGTCGCCCCCGACGAGGAGCCCGCCAGCGGCCCGCGGCGGCCCCGGGAGGCGCGGTCGTCGGAGCCCGAGGGGGTGACGCGCCTGCGACGGCTCCTGTGCGCCCTACGGCCCGACAAGCGCGGCCCGTTCGGCTGGGCATGGGACGGTGACCGCCCGAGCGACGAGCGCCCCAGCGCGACGCCCGAGCGTGTGCAGGCGACGGCCGAGGTCCCGGCGATCCCTGCCGACGCCTTCGCGACGGCTGCGGCGCCGACGGCGGGGGCTGCTCTCGCGGTGCGACTCGACCGCGAGGCGGGGCGGCTCATCCACGCGTTGACGCGCCTCGAGGGCGCCGAGCTCGCCGCGGCCCGCGTCGCGCTGCGCGGGGTCACGGCCCTGTCGTGGCTCCAGCGGAACGGCACGCTGCGGTGGGGGCCCGACGCGGTCTACCGCGAGCTGGCGTTCTCGCTGGGGCGCGAAGAGCAAGTGGCGCGGTGGAAGAGCGACGCGGCGGGCGCGGCCCGCGGCGCGGTGGTGTGGGGCGCGGCGCGCGTCGACGAGGCAGTGGCTACGTGGGCAACGATGGACGTGGTGTTGACAGGACGTGCGGATCGTGCAGAATAAAGGACATCACGCCCCTTGTGTCAGTGGCACAGCCATTTCTGACACCGGCGCGATCCCCACGATGCCGGACGGCTGGATCGACGCAACCGCCCTCGCGGATCTGCTGCGCTACAGCCCGCGTCAGGCCCGCCGCGACCTCTCGCAGTGGGAGCGCGAGGCGGCCGCCGGCCGTCACGCTCCCCGCACGCGACGCTGGCGCACGGGCGCGCCCGGCCGCCCACCTCTCCTCGCGTGGGCCGACGACGTGCTCGCACATCTCGCCCTCGACGTAGCAGCATGAACCGCCCCGCGTCACCCGAGGTCATCGCGCGCCCGCGCAACAAGTTCCCGACGAAGTGGCTCGACGAGATCGAGGCGATGATCCTGCGCGCCGAGGCCCCCGCCGACTTCGTGCCCGCGCTCGCGAAGCAGTGGCAGCGCACGCCGCGTCAGGTGTGGCGCTACGTCGCGAAGGTGCGCGCTCGCCTCGTCGAGCGAGCGAAGGCGCACGACCCCGACGCAGACCGCGAGCTCGTGCGCGCGCTGCTGCTCAACGCCTACCGCACCGCCGAGGTCGGCACCGCCGACAAAGGCCCCGACGCGAAGGGCATGGTGGCCGCAGCGAAGACGCTCGCCGACGTGACCGGCGCCGCCGCCCCGAAGAAGGTCGACGTCAGTGGCGGCGCAAGCATCAAGCTCTTCCTCCCCGACGAGACGTGACCCCGACGTCTGGCGCCCGACCGCGGCGCAGCGCACGGCCCTCGCGTGCGGCGCCTACGAGGTGCTCTACGGCGGCGCCGCGGGTGGCGGCAAGAGCGACTACCTGCTGATGGCCCCGCTGCGGTGGGCGCACGAGCCACGCTTTCGCGCGCTCCTCCTGCGGCGCAGCTTTCCCGAGCTCGAGCGCACGCTCATCGCTCGCTCCCGCGACCTCTACGCGCGACTCGGCGCGGCCTACCACGAGCAGCGCCACGAGTGGACCTTCGCGAGCGGCGCGAAGATCGCCTTCGGCTACCTGGAGCGCACTGCGGATGCGCTGCGCTACCAGGGCGCCGAGTTTCAGTTCGTCGGCTTCGACGAACTCACGCACTTCGACGAGGCCTCGTACCGCTACCTGACCTCGCGCGTGCGTTCGGCCGACGGGTTGCCTCTGCGCATCCGCGCGACGACGAACCCGGGCGGCCCCGGCCACGAGTGGGTGCGCGCGCGCTGGTCCCCGTGGATCGGTGCGAAGCCCGACGCCGCCTCGGGCGAGCGCAGGTGGTACGCGCCCGACGGATCGCCCTCGACGCAAGACGACCCCGAGGCGCTCGCGCGGACCTTCTTCGCGGCGCGCCTCGACGACAACCCGTACCTCGGCGCCGAGTACCGCACGCAGCTCCTCGCGCTCGACCCCGTCACCCGCGCGCAGCTCCTCGACGGCGATTGGGACGCGACCGTCGGCGAAGGCCGACTCTTTCACCGCGACTGGTGGGCATGGCTCGACGCGGTGCCGACCGACGTCGAGGCGACTGTGCGCGCGTGGGACTTCGGTGCCACGACGGACGGCGACCCGACGCGCGGCGTACTCCTCCACCGTCGCCCAGCCGGCGTGACGCCCCGCTGGGTGGTCGCCGACATCGCGACGGTGCGCGGCCCGCCGCACGAGGTCGAGGCGCTGGTCAAGGCGACGGCGCATCGTGACGGGCGCGGCGTGATCGTGAGCATCCCGCAGGACCCCGGGCAGGCTGGCGTCGCGCAGGCGCACCAGTACCTGCGCGCGCTCGACGGCTACCGCGTCGTGACGCGACGGCCGACCGAGAAGAAGGTCGTGCGCTGGGGGCCGGTCTCGTCGCAGGTGGGCGCGCGCAACGTCGCCCTCGTGCGGGGCCCATGGAACCCGGCTCTGCTCGCAGAGGGCCACGCGGCCCCCGACGGCACGCACGACGACATTCTAGACGCGCTGGCCGACGCTCACGCGGAGCTGTCACAGGGCGTCGCCGCAGCCTCCTACGCCGACACGAAGAAGGCCGCCGGGCGCATCACGCTCGGTAGCTCCTGGTAAACCATGCCCCCCGCCACCGTCGTACCCCTCGCGCCTCGCGTCGATCGTCGCCCCGCGTCTGCCCCGCAGTCGTGGGCCGACGTGGTCGATGACCGTTGGACCGTGGGCAAGGTGCGCGCGGCGCTGTCGTCGCACATCACCGGATTCTTCGCGGACTCCGCGCGCCTCGTCGACGCGATGCTCGCCGACGACCGCGTCAACGCCGACACGCGCACGCGGGTGTTCGCGGTGACGGGGCTCCCGTTCCGGATCGAGCCCGCGAAGATCGGCGACCAGCGCCGCGCGAAGAGCATCGCCGCGGACCTCGAAGCGCTCTGGCCGCACATCGCCCCGCAGGCCGTGCTGCACGACCTCATCCGGTGGTCCGTGCTCTTCGGGTTCTCGCTCGCCTCGACGTCGTGGGAGACCTCGGCGCGGCAGTGGGTACCGCGGCTGACGTTCTGGCACCCGCAGCACGCGACGTGGCTCGACTACGACCGCACCCTCCGCGTGCAGACGATGGCGGGCGAGAGCATCATCGCGCCCGGCGCCGGGACGTGGGTGCTCCATGCGCCCGACGGCGCGCGCCCGTGGATGGAGGGTGCCGTGCGCGGCCTCGCGATCCAGTGGCTCGCGCGTCAGTACGCGATGCGCGACCAGTCGCGCGACTCGGAGAAGTACGGCCTCCACATCCTCGGCGCCGTCGTGCCCCAAGAGGCCGACAAGGCCGAGAAGGAGAGCTTCTTCAACGACCTGCGGCGCCTCGGCTCCGAGGGCCTCGTGATGCTCCCGCGCGACCGCGAAGACCGCGGCTTCGACGTGAAGTATCTCGACCCCGGGACGCCCGCGTTCGAGTCGTTCGAGCGCCTCATCGCGCGCTGTGACCGCAGCATCGCCACGCGCCTGCTTGGGCAGAACAACACTGCGAGCGCCGACGGCGGGTCGTACGCGAAAGCCGTCGCGCTCAATACGATCAAGCAGGACCTGCTCGAGAGCGACGCGCGATCCCTCGCGCAGACGCTCTACGCGCAGGTGCTCCGCCCGTGGGCGCAGTACAACTTCGGCGACGCCGACCTTGCGCCGCGCCCCGTGTGGGATGCGACGCCGCCGGCCGATACCTCGAGCCTCGCGACGACGCACAAGACCGCAGGCGAGGCCATCGCCTCGTGGTCGACGGCCGCGGCGGCCGTCGGCCTCGCGGTCGACGTGGAGACCCTCGCGCAGACCTACGGCGTGCCCCTGCGGCGCGCTCCGACGCCTCCCGCTCCCGTGGCGGCGCCCGCCCCCGAGGCGCTGACGGCGCTCCCCGACGACATCGACGCCACGCCGCCGCAGGGCGTGCGAGACGCGCTGCGCCGCGGGCT